ACAAGAGCATTTATTTCGCCTAATACGCTTATTGCGCAATTCACGGAAAGGAACTTCATGGGGCTATGTCTGTAAAATCATCGCCGCTCCACGTTGACCGCGGTGGTATGATGAAGGCATGGATGATTGCCCACATCTAGGGTGCTCTGACCGGGTGCATCCGATGACCTTAGAACAGATACGAGAGATGCTGCCCCCGTCCTCTGTAGCATCGAGGTCTATGCTCAAAGGATTGTTTGCCCAAGGTGCGATAACATCCATGCCGGGATGGACTCAGGAGGAAGCCAATGACGAAGGAACGTCTGGGAATATCGAAGGCACCGAAGAAGCGGAACACGGTCTACAACGATGATGGGAGTGCCATAAAGAGTCCAGGCGGTCAGTATGGGGCACGGGACAGGTACGATGATACAACTCGTCTCAAGGAGCAGCAGGTAAAGCAGGATGCTTTCTTGGCAGCATATCCTGAGTTTGGGAGTATCAAGGCAACTGTGAAGTCCATTGCTCATATTCTGGAGTCGAAGAGCATTGAGGGCAGCCAGCGTATGGTAAGTCACTGGCTGGAGCGAGATAATCTAGGGTTCATCGAGCGGTTTGCTCAGGTCAAGATGGAGCATGCTGAGTATCTGGAGACGCTGGCTTTGGATAGGGTCAAGAATGCAGGTCCCCAGGATAAGATTGGCTCAGATGTGCTCCTGATTGCGCTGTTGAATGCCAATAATCCACAGAAATTCAAGAGATTTGGGGATAATACCGATAAATCCGGGGCTGAGTCCCTCAAGCAGCTACGAATCATTGCCAATCACCTAAAGATTCACCCTGAGTTAGCACCGGCAACACCCGAAGATGACCGTGAGAGCAATAAGGAGGCCATGCAACGGCTCCTAGCTGACCGTTTCCCGCAGGAAGAGACAGATGCCGGCCAAGAGTAAGAAACAGCAACGCTTCTTCGGGGCAGAACTGGCTCGGAAACGGGCTGGTAAGCGTACCAAGACCGGATTATCCGAGAAGAAGCTGCGAGAACATGCCAGAAAGAAGAAATGACCACCGCTCCACCCAAATTCCCACTCTCTGAGAGCGTTCAGTGGCTCTACGATACGGTGGGCTTCGACCCAACACCAACCCAGTTGCCCATCATATCCTCTCCCAAGCGATTCATTCTCGTGGTCGGTGGTGAACAAGGGGGCAAGTCCCTGACCGCCTCCAAATACACCCTGAAGCGAGTCCCTGAAGGCGAACCCCCTGGCCTCTACTGGCTCGTTGCCTCGGATTATGATGGCACCCGGCGTGAATTTGAGTACCTGGCCGAGGACTTTGCCAAACTGGGCTGGCTCAAGCCTGGGGTACAGGGTCAGAGCAAGCGCGTGGACCCAGGCTTCCTGGAACTCATTGATGGCACACGGTTCGAGACCAAATCCGGTAAGGATGCCTCCAAACTAAGGATGAATGCCCCCAACGGCATCATCGTTTGTGAGGCAGGCACCCTGGATTTCGAGGTCTGGCACCGTATCATGGGACGGGCTGCCCCTGCCAGGGCCTGGGTATTCGCCTCAGGAACCTACGAATCATCTCTGGGTTGGTATCCCAGCCTTGCAGAGGAATGGTCACTGGGCCGGGGCGATAAACAATCCTTTGAACTGCCCTCACCCAGTAATTTCCACCTATATCCTGGCGGCATGGATGATCCTGAGATACTGCGCCTGAAGAAAGAATCCTCGGATGATTTCTTCATGGAACGCATCATGGGCAAACGAGTCCCACCCAAGGGACTTGTGTTCCCTGAGTTCAAGGTGGATGTCCATGTCCAGGATGTTTCCTGGGTTCCTGGCACCCCTGTGGAGATTTGGATAGACCCAGGATACTCTGAGCCTTCCGCCTATGCCCTCCATGCTGTCCAGTATATAGATGGGCAAATACAGGTATTTCATGAAATCTATGAGCGGGGCAAGGTATCTGAAGATATTATCCACATGTGCAAGCGGTATCCATGGTTCGATAAAATTGTGGGTGGTGCCATCGATGTTGCAGGGACTCAGCACCACGGCTCATCTGCTGCTTCCGAGGATTGGCTTAAGATAGGTGGCATCCACCTCCACTCCCAGAAAATACCTATTAGTCAAGGGATTGAACGCCTCAAGACCTTCCTCAAGACATCATCCACTGACCAGGTGCCAGGTATTGTCTACTCACCCACGTGCAAAGGTGTTCTGGGTGAGTATGGCGTCGTCCCTGACTTCTTTGACACTCAATCCCACGGCTACCGCTGGCGGGTGGACCGAGATGGAAATGCCTACGGCGAAACTCCAGAGGACAGATACAATCATGGCATCAAGGCTGACGTGTACGGCCTCGTTGCCCGCTTCGGATACAGCCGTGCCCAACAGGGCAGCAAAATCAGGGTGAAGAGGTGGAAGTGATAATCAGCCAACATGGCAGACACGAGCCTAATACGCTTATTGCGCAATTCACGGATTGGTGCCACCTATGTGGGCGACGAAGCTATGCGCTCGTCGATATTTGGTATCCAGAGAACGCAGAACATGATAAAAAGAATACACGATATATTCGTATCTGTTCGCAGTGCGGCAGTGATATCGCCACTACGGCCTTAGTTGACATAACGCATACACCTGTGGTGTGATAGGTACCATCATGGCCGATGCTGTCGAGACTATTCTCAATAAGGTCAAAGGACACCGAGAGGTCACAGAAGACCGCCGTGTGCGTATGGAAGGCGACTATGTTCTCTGGCGTCTGGAACAGTATGATGCTGGCGAGGACTACGAATCCTACACTTCCAATGAACCACGAGCCTACGCTGATAAGATAATCGCTTGGCTTGTGGATTCAGTCCTGACCATCAGAATGCCCCAGACCAACTCCCAGAATTTCGAACGCCGGCAGATGTCAGCCAAAGAACGGTTCCTCATCGGTATCCTCGACTCTGCTGATGAACGCCTCACAGATATGATTCTCCCCAGTGTCCGAGAACAACTGGCTTGGCATATCTGTCTCCGTGGCTGGTGGGCTAGCCTCTCTCTCCTACGCAAACTCAAAGACGGCTCGACTATTGTGGATATGACCCCTTGGGATCCAATGCACACCTACTGGGGCATTGGCAAGGGCGGCAAACTGGCATGGGCTTGTCTCCATATGCGCAAAACATCAGCAGAAATCATGGCTGAGTACGAGTTCAAGGTGGAGTCAGATACCGATGATGATGAAGGCCATGATATCTACAGCTACTACGATGACACCGACCATGTCCTGATTCTGGGCAGCGGCGATGAGAATGCCGAGAATGGGACTCTCCTACGTAAACCCGAACCCCATGGTGCCAGAGCTGCTGATGGCTCTCGACTCTGGGTACCTGTATCTATCGGTGCTGTGGGGGCAACACCACCCATTCAGGGCTACAACCATTCTGGTGGACGGGCAGGCAATGACTACAACGCCGACCCTGGTGATAGCATCTACGGGGCAGACCGCAGGCTGTATGAGATTCGCAACCAGGTCATGTCTATCATGCTGGAGCTGGTAGCCCGCAGTCAGAAGCCAGGGATGAAGGTAAAGAGCCGGGATGGGTCCAAGACCCTAGATGAGGACCCATTCAAGCAAGGCTCAGAAATCTCTCTTGCTGAAGGCGATGATGTTGAGGCCCTCGACCCATTGAGGATGGCCATTGATACCCTGCCCTTCCTTGGCAATATCTCCTCAGAGATCCAACGGGGAGCTATTCCCTACTCGGCCTTTGGTGAGTTATCCTTCCAACTATCTGGATTTGCCATCAACTCCCTGAATGATAATATTGGAACCATCCTTCAGCCTCGGATTGCTGCTCTTCAGAGGGCATATCGACAGATTTGCATGATGCCCGCCGACCAGTATGAGGGTGGTGGCTACCAGTCATTCCAAATCAATGGCTTCGATATCAACCGAGATTACTTCAGTGAGCAGATTGAACCTGATGTCATCAAAGGCACAGGGACGCCATTGTTTGAAATCACAGCTATCCTGCCCGCAGATGACCAAGGTAAGATGCAGCTTGCCAGCGTTGCGAGACAACTGGTCAATGGTAGGCCGATGTTGCCTGACCCATATATCTGGGATACCATTCTCCAGATACAGAATCCTGATGAACTTAAAGCACAGATAGATGAACAAATTGCTCAACAAGCATCACCCAAGGCAATGTTGTATACATTAATTGATGCCCTGCTAGAGCGTGGTAATATGCCACTGGCAATAATTTATAAGGAAGAGTTGGAAAATATTATTCTCCGAGAATTCATGGCCAAACAACAAATGCTCTTGGGGGGTGGGCTACCTCCTGGCCCTGGTGGGCCGCAACAAGGCGCACCTCCAGGTCAGGTACCATCAGCAGTGCCACCCAACTTGCCCCCCGAAATATTGCCATCCCAGTTACAGGGCGTTCCGCAGGCACCGCCAACGCCCCAGGCTGGCCCTAACGTACCCCCAGGCACTCCTAGACCGGGTGCCCAAACCGGAGGTAGCCCGTGACTCCTGATGAGATATTAGACCAGTATTTCCGAGGTAAGCTAACCAAATCAGAAGCCGCTGACGAGTTTAACAAGTTCGCAGGCAATGAACAGGGAGCAGCCTGGCTACAGTTCAGAGTACAGCAACGATTTCCAAGTATTCAGAATCCCCCTACCACTTGGACGAATATTGCAGAAGAAGAGGGCAAGGGTCGTGCTGCCACGCCACCGCTGGCCACGCCACGAGATTTGGCTCGTGAAGTTGCCGAAGAGCAGGCAGGCGGCCCTGTCACTGGTGCCCGTGGACAACGACGGACTACACCCGGTTCTGTTCCGCAAGCTATCTCAGACGAAACAGTGGCAGAACTACGTCGACAAATAGAGGCCGAGGAACGACAGGATGGCCCCGCACAGGGC